GCATATACAATTGCTTTCGTTTATTCCAATAAAGGTAACTTTATCCTTAAGGGATATTACGGTGAAGTCAGTGAGCATTTACAAAAGCTTAAAGACAGGGGTTATAAATTCATAGTGAATAAAACTCTTTGGTCTACAGACGCTTGGACAGATAAGAAACAATTTAGAAATATCTGGGCAGCATCAAGTAATTCAACATACGTATATGAACCCGATTATTCAAGGAGAGATAAAAAATCAAGAACATATAAATGGAAGATTCAACGTACCCCTAGTGATGGTGGTAAACGTATAAGTGTTACATTTAAAAGGTTTCCAAAGAGATGGGTACCAGAATTAGATAAAGTAATTATATAGGGTGTAAAGTGGGATACATACAAAAAGCATAACCTCCCCAGTAGTTCAAACAGTGAGGAAATACGAACAGCATAACTACTCCGTTATACGTTTGAGCTACAACACTCTATTTATAAATAATAAACAATGGTATTAGAACGAAAAGAATCAGCCGACAGTATAACTGTCGTATATTCAGAACATGATGATGGTTTTGGTATATTTTGTCCACATTGTGGAATAGAACAAATTGAAAATCCAATTAATATCCTTATGGGTACTGATGGTTATAATGAGTGGAATTGTGATGAATGTGAAAAGGAATTTTCAGTACAATCAACAACATTTATAGAATACGTAACATCGAAATAAAATGCGAATTAAAAAGAAAAATATATTATTTGAACAAAGGGTAAGGTCACAGATGCCTATACCTGATGAGGTAAAAAAACTTCATTCTTTATTTACTAAGAATGGATTTGATTTATTCATCGTGGGTGGTGCTGTACGTGACACTCTTTTGAAAAAAGAAATTAAGGATTACGACCTTGCAACCAATGCGACACCAGAAGATATGGTTCCAATGTTTAATAAAGTTGGGATTAAAAATGTTCCAGTTGAAGTTGGTGGTAAACAAGCTGTTGTAAACATCCATATGAGTGATGATTACGAAATTGCTACTTTTAGGTCTGATTCTAAAGAAGGTGATGGGCGAAGACCTGACTCAGTAACATTTACTGATATCGCAACTGATGTGTTGAGAAGAGATTTAACAATCAACGCTTTATTCTACGATATGTCAACCAACGAGATTGTTGATTTAGTTGGTGGTATGGAAGACATCAAAAATGGTGTTATTAGAACTGTAGGTGAAGCAGATGACCGTTTCAATGAAGATAAACTTAGAATTCTTAGAGCAATTAGATTTGCTGGTAGAATTGGTTCTAAATTAGACCCAGCTATTGATAAGTCATTAAGACGAGATAGTTCATTAGAAGGAATTTCTGGTGAAAGAATTAGAGATGAATTTGTTAAGGGTATTAATTCGGCTAAGTCAGTTGAATACTTTTTATCCTTATTAGATAAGTACGGTTTATTCGATACTATCTTTAGAGGTCTTACACCAATAAATAAGGATTTCACTAATAAATTTAATGATTACCTTAGAGTAATTGCTAAGTTATTAAGAGACGTACCTTACGATTCAATCAACAAAACTTTGAATAGTTTGAAATACTCATCTTGGGAAAGTCAAAAGATTGTGTTCATGGTGGCTTTCCACCAAACATTTTCTGAAAACACTTTCTATGCTTTGAAAAAGATGCATAAGAAATCTGGGATTAGTGATAATACATTCTTAGGATTTGTTGAAGAGACTGGTGGTGATGTTGGACTTACTCGTGACTTCATCAATCACCAACTAAGTATTAGTGGTGACTTTGTTAAAGAGAAGTACGGAATGAAAGATGGTCCTGAACTAGGGGTTAAGATTAAAGAATTAGAAACGCAGCTATTTCTTTCTAAATAGTTATATTTTTAATGTTATGAAAATGGTATAAAGAAATTTATACCATTTTTTTTGTTTAAAACTTGTTTATGTCAATTATATTGTGTTATATTGCACAACAAAAGAGATAAATATGGAAAACAATTTTAAACGAAGTGAATCAGACTCAATGTTATTCGGTGTATGTGGTGGTATAGCGGAATACACAAAAACTGACGTAACTTTATGGCGATTAGGATTTGTATTGTTATTTTTTACAGCAATACCTATCGGTCTTCTTTATTTTATCACAACATTTATAACAGAAACTAAAGATTAATTTAAACAAAAAAAACAAAAATTATGTTAACAATTACAGGAATTATTATTTTATTAACGGGAATTGCATTATTCATTTTGCAAAACCACAACAAAAATGCGAAAGCAAGAAATATTGAAGTGAGAGCCTTCAACCAAACCCAAACGGACAGTTACAATCATAGAGACCTTAACACTGTTATTGAAATCCCATTAAATAGATGGATTCCAACAATTTTAGGTGTTATGCTCATATTTTTTGCGGTAGCAAACCCATTCAGTATTAATGATGCTACAGAGAGAACGGTTATTCAACCAATTAAAGGTGAATTGTGGACGCAATTCGGACCAGGTTTATATTGGTCAGGATTTTTCAGTACAAAAACAATCTGGCCGAACAATTTCACAATTCAAGTAAGTCGTGAAAAGAACATGAGTCCAGATGCTGATTTATGGATAGCTAGTAACAAGAAAGATGGTACATTCTCTGAAGGTGATAACGCTGAATTAGAACATACAGTGAAATGGGATTTACCAAATAAACCAGATAAGATGACTGACTTGCATATTACATATGCTAATTTTGAAAATTTAATGAGTACTACTTTACTATCTTATCAAAAGAAAATTGCATCATTTAGTACACAACGTATGTCATCTGAGGCACATTACTCTGGTGGTAAATCACAGTTAGATGAGTATTTCCAAGACCAATTAAGAAATGGACAAGTGTTATTAAATACACAAACGAAAACTAGAAAATTAGAAGATGGTAGCGAAGAAACATACATAGATGTTACACCTAAACTTAATTCAGATGGTTCTATTAGACGTTCAATCTCAGATATTCAAACATTCGACATCCTTTCAACTTACACATCAATGGATAATGTACATTATGTAGAAGAAATTGATATCAAATTAAAGCAAAAGATTAAGTATGCGGCTGATAAAGCTAACTCTAAACAAGAATTAATCGCTGCTCAACAAGAGGAAGCAACAGCTATTGTTAAGGGTAATAAATTACTTGCGGAAACTACAGCTAGAGAAGAAGCTTTGGAATTAGAAGCGGTTATTCAAGCTAGAAAAAATAAATTAGTTGCGGCTGAGAAATTACAAGAAGATAAGTATAAAGCTGCTTCTACAATTGCTTTAAAGAAAGCTGAAGCTGAAGGAGATAGACTGAAAGTAATTGCTGGATTAAGTCCATTAGAAAGAGCTAATATTGATAAAGAAACTGCCATTGGGGTAGCGGCTGAGTTAGCTAAGGTTCAATTTCCAGATAATATGATTATCGTTGGAGGTGGTTCTAATGGTGGAGGTGTGAATCCTTTTGATGCGGTTGGTTTAGAATCATTCTATAACCTATCTAAACAGATGTCAAAGAATAATAAAAAATAAGGTTTATGGAGAAGTCTGTTAACGTAACAACATGTACTGAAGGTGAGATACAAGGGTTTCAGGACCCTTGTATCGGAACCTATACAGGTAAACGTATTTATTTCGGGAACATTAAAGCGGAAGATATATCAATTATTGATATAGCACATTCTTTATCCCACATATGTAGGTTTACTGGGCACACTAAAGAATTCTATAGTGTTGCACAACATTCAGTGTTGGTTTCAGACCACCAAACAACTTTAGCTGAAAAACGAGCTGGTCTATTACATGATGCGACTGAGTGTTATTTAAATGATTTGGCAAGCCCGTTAAAAAAGTATTTATCAGGATGTGGATATTCAGAATTAGAAAATGAGTTCCATGAGGTTATAAATGAGAAGTATAATATCAACGATGGATTTACACCGAACATCAAGAAAGTTGATTTACAAGCATTGTTCACTGAAAAACGTGACGTGTTGAATAAACCAAATAGTGATTGGGGTTGGGGAGATGAAATAATGAGATTCGAAGAAACGATAATACCACTGCAACCAAAAGAAGCTAGGGCATTATTCTTAAAACGATTTGAAGAATTATTCCCTGAGTTCAATTGATACTTATTGATACACCAAGAAAGAAAGATAACGGCTGCCATATGGTAGCCTTATCTGTTTCTGACCTACACGAATTTGCTAAGAGTATTGGTGTGAACAAATGTTGGTTTGAGAATAAAAAAGGTAAGAAAAGACCTCACTATGATATCAAAGGGAAACAGATTGAAAAAGCAATTGGTGCTGGGGCTATACTAGTGACTAGAAGGGAATTAAGCACGTTCTTAAAAGAAAATTATGACAAGTAGGTACTTTACTGATATTTATAATAAAAGTATATATGAAAAACAAGTTTTTGACACAACAAGCTAGGATAGATAACCTTAAAAATAGAGGTAATAAAATTAAAGAAACCTTCAAAAAGGAATTCAATAAGATTAAGAGAATTGATGAAGTGGCAGTAAGACAACCAGATGAAGAAGAGAATAGACCTAATCTTCATGTTTACCAACAAGACCCTAATGCAGAAAAAGATGTAAATGAATCTCATCAAGCAGATGAACAATTTTCAAATATTAATTTTAATTTAGGTGAGAGGGCTTTTATAACAGGTCATGTTATCAAGGAAGAGTTTAACGAAATAATAGGTGGTCAAAAGATACAAGGTGCAATTCAAATTGATGTACATTCATATGAAGGTGGTACTGTAGACAAGAGTCCAAATTTAGCAATATTTTTACAATATGTTTGTAATTCTACACCAGAAGGTACGACTAGTTACCTTAACCTATATAGTAGAGGTGATAATAAAGGTGCTTTAATTGATAATATCAGCAATGAAAACTTCAAACAATATATTCAACGTAAATTGATAGATAAACTTGATGCATATTCAGCACAAAAGATAAGTGAAATGAGAAATGATAAGAAAATACGATAAATCAGAAAACATTAAGAAAGCCAATCAACGACTTAATGAAGGTACTAAGAATAAAAAAGGACCTATCGATGTTGATAAATTAATTAAGTATGCGGAAGCTATTTCATTAATTTGTGATGGTGAATACGGTGATACATATTACCATGAAGAAGATAATAACATATTTATATGCTTAGGTGATTCAAACCCATTTGACACCGAATTCCTTGAATGGATTATGAGAGATGCGATTAAGACATCGTATGATGTTTCAGATGATGACATCGATATTGAGATTGAAAATGAATGTGGTCCAAGCGGAGAAGGTTGGAAACGTATTAGAAATGGAAAATTAATTGATAATTAATTAACTGTAAATCAGTTAATTATAAATTAATTTAAAAAAAGTGTGAAAAAAACTTGTTTTGTATTAGAACATTTAGTATATTTGCACTATATATTAATAACCGAGGTTCACACCTCAACTTAAAATTAGAAAATGCAAAGCAGTATTATACATATTAGTAATTCGATGAATTGGAGACGTAATTCTCCAAACAGGTCAGGTATGTCTATACTTAAAGGGACAAATTGGGATTAAAACCAATTTAACCAATAATATAAGATTTAAATCCTGACAGAAATGTTAGGATTTTTTTTTTGTTCTAATTTTAAAAGACAACATGGTGGTTGTTGCAGAGCGGTCAAATGCGCTAGGTTGTGGTCCTAGTATCTGAAGAGATTTCGGGGGTTCGAATCCCCTCTTCCACCCTTTAAAAGTTTATATACTTTTAGGTCTTATTTGTACCTTAAACAAATAATATGGTGTTAGTATTATAACGGTTAATAAGCTAGGTTGTGAACCTAGAGAATGTCGGTTCGAATCCGATTTAACACCCAAGATATGGTCGTGGTCAGGATGACCCCACTTCGAAGGAGGTGAATACATGTTCGGTTAGAGTTCAAGTCTCTTTCATGACCCAATAATTGAGAAAAATCTCAATGTTCTTTGACATACTGAAAACAAATTATGACGTGGGCGACCAAACCCACGTCAACACACAGGTTAGGCTATGGCAGCCAAACGCTCTCCAAAAGCGTAGGATAGAGTTCGATTCTCTAAGCCTGTGCGAAAGTGAAATGCTTTACTTTCTCGCTAAATTTGTTATATTTATATTAAATAATTAGATATGAAAATTACAAATTTAACAAAAAAAGAAATTAATGAATTGATTAGTAACAACAATAGTATTAATCAAATATTAAAAAGTATTAATGTAAACTCTAATGGTTCTGGTGCATACAGAACATTTAGAAATCATTGTGATAAATTAGGTGTTATATTACCTAAATATAAACACAAAAATTTTAAAATTGGTAATAAAATACCTTTAAATGAAATATTAATTGAAAATTCAACATATCAAAATGTTAGTAGGTTGAAAATTAGATTGATAAATGAAAATATTTTAGAATATAAATGCGTTAAATGTGGTAACGAAGGTGAGTGGATGGGTGAAGCAATTGTATTGCAATTAGACCATAAAAATGGTATTAGAAATGATAATAGGGTAGAAAATTTAAGATTTATGTGTCCTAATTGTCATAGCCAAACACCGACTTTTAGTGGTAAAAATAAAAAATAAATACGTCTATAGTGTAATGGCTAACACGATTGGTTCCAACCCAATTAATTAGGGTTCGAATCCTTATAGGCGTGCAAATTGCGGGGTAGTCAGTAGATGGAAGCTTGTGAGGCTCATAACCTCATGTCGTAAGACCCCGTGGGTTCGAGTCCCACTCCCGCTACAAAATCTTTGCTTGAAAATAAAGATACAACAATCTTAGCAACTGCCGAGTGCGTATTAGACTTATCAGAGTCGTGATTATGGAAGAGGATTGTCAAACGCTATGCCAAGGGAATGATAAATTAAAAATCCAACTGATATTTGGACAAAGATTTTAAATACGGAAATAGCTTATAGGTAAAGTACCACCATCGGAGGTGGAGAAGGGCATACTAGTTGGTTCGAGTCCCCCTTTCCGTGCTAAAAATTGCGATACTCGTAGGAGAAGGACTTACCCTCATAAGGTTCGTTAGGCTGGGTTCGATTCCCGCTATCGCTACAAATTACGGTGATTCTCATTTAGCTAAATGGAGAGACATATTCGAATATGGTGGTTCAAATCCACACATCGTAGCTAAATTTAAAAATTATGGAAAAAACAAAAATGCGAAACTTGGTAAAGTACTTAAATGATATGGGTGCTAAAGTTTCATACAACGAGAATCCAAGTCCAGAAGAGATTGAACGAATAACAAAACTCATTCAACGAAATCGTGACAGGAAAAATGTAGCTATCCAAAAGTATAAGGATAGTAAATAAAATAGTAACAAGCGTCATCGCTGTAAGTTGGATAATCTAAGATTAAGTGCTTAGAGCTTAGTTACTATTAATGGAGAGGTGGCAGAGTGGTCGATTGCGCTGGATTTGAAACCCAGTGAACCCTTGACGGGTTCCGTGAGTTCGAATCTCACTCTCTCCGCAATAGTTAGGGACGTGGGCTTGAAGGTAGCCATCGTTTAAAGAGTAACAGAGTCAAGTTTACAATTTTATCAGACTCAATGTTTTTGGTGTTATAACACACCCAATTATTAAAAAGGAAGAGCAAGCCAATTGGCGGTGGTCGCAGTTTTGAAAACTGTTAGGAGAGAGAGACTCGTGTGGGTTCGATTCCCACTTCTTCCGCAAATATTATCGCAAGGTAATATTAAACTATGTAATAGTACGTATAAAAGCATAGTTTCGTGATAGAGTGTGAAGTGTAGCACGTCTCCGTACAAGGAGTTAGATGCGGTTCGATTCCGTGTATCACAACAAATTGCGGGGTGGAGAAGTGGTATCTCACCTGTCTCATAAGCACGGAGTCCCTTATAAGGTTTACGCTGGTTCGAATCCAGCTCCCGCTACTAATAATAACTAAAATCAATAATTATGAAATCAATAAAACAAGATTCTTACAAGGGTACTAGAATACTTTTAGGGAATGAAAAAAGGAATTTGATTAATCAAATGATTGAAATATTAAAGGCTAACGATTATTTGGAAATACAAATCCCAATTATTCAATTAGACGATATCTTCAAAGATAAAGTTGGTACTGAAAACGACAATATGATGTTTAGGTTTAAAGATAGAGGGAATAGAAATTTATGTTTAGCCCCAGAATATACAGCGATAATTCAACGTTTGGCTAATGGTACAATGAAACAAGAAAGAGATTTAAAATTATTCTATGTTCAAGAATGTTTCAGAGGTGAAAAACCTCAAGCTGGTAGATATAGACAATTTACTCAATTAGGTGTTGAGATTATCAACCCTAAGAATTCTTATAATGCATTAAATGAAGTTCAAGAAATTGCATGGGGTTTAACAACTCTTAGTGGTTTAAACTGTGAATTGAATAAGGATGTGAGTAGAGGGTTAGATTACTATAAAAATGGTGAAGGATTTGAAATTTCATGTGAATCATTGGGTTCTTCAAAACAAGTTTGTGGTGGTGGAATATATGATGGTGGAGTTGGGTTTGCTATCGGTATTGATAGATTAATATAAAATAAAATAACTATTATGATATGTAAGATAGTTGAAATATCATAATCTGGTGTCACATAGTGGTCGATTGTAGTAGGCTGTTAACCTACCGAGGGCAACCCCATCGTTGGTTCGAATCCAACCACCAGAGCAAATTTCTAGGTAGTATTAAATAGGATAAAACTATCGCCTGTTAAGCGGAAAGATGTCGGTTCGAGTCCGACCCTAGGAGCAAATTTTTAAATATTTAGAATTATTATAATCTGGTGTAGCTCAGTGGTAGAGCAAGATGCTGTTAACATCGAGGTCGTGGGTTCGAATCCCTCCATCAGAGCGACAGCTAGTCTTTGGGACTAGTGACTTATGTACCAGAATTATAGTAGGGGACATATAAGACGAGTACACCAGAGTCTATTTAGGTAGACACTAAGGAACTCGTAATTGGAAGGTAGGCAGATACTGGTTTGCTGCGCTGGTTTGCTAAACCAGTCCGTGTAACAGCGGTGAGGGTTCGATTCCCTTATCTTCCGCTTATAGTGGAAAAAATTCTCCATAAATGGTGTTATAATGGAAAATATTCAACAATTTCTGCACTTAAAACACTTATAATGGAAAATATTTAACAATTTCTGCACTTAAAACGGTATATTTGATAAATTTCTGCATTTAATGGCTCCATCGTTCAATTGGATAGGACATAGCTCTTCTAAAGCTAGAATCAGGGTTCGAGTCCCTGTGGGGTCACAAAGTTATCTTTCATATACTTGAAATCAGCTATAACCTGATTTTGGGTGTATAAAACATAACAAATATTGTGTGGTAACCAGCATGTCTGATAAGCATGACTAAGGTAGCGGTTGTAAACAAGGGTTCGAATCCCTTCCACACAACAATGGGTAATTAGCTTAAAAGGTAAAGCATCGAAGGTCACGTAGTGTATCCGCACAGGGTGATGTACACAACCGATTATATGGACTCGAAATTCATACTATCCACCAAAAAATGGGCATATACCGAGCCAGGCTGATAACTTGGATATTCGTAGTGGTATGTGGAAGACGTGGGTTCGAATCCCTCTGTGCCCACCGAATCAATGTTTTTGTACTTTACATTATTTTCTACATATTTATTAATATGGGAAGAAAAGCAAAAAAGTATCATTATATTTATAAAACCGTAAATGTATTGAGTGGAAAATATTATATTGGAATGCATAGTACAAGTAATTTAAATGATGGTTACCTAGGTAGTGGAACTAGATTGAGATATTCAATCAATAAACATGGTAGGGATAACCATAAGGTAGAGATTCTTGAGTTCTGTGATACAAGAGAGTTATTAAAACAACGTGAAGAAGAGATTGTCACAATGAATGAGATAGCTAAGGTAGATTGTATGAATCTTCGAGTAGGTGGTGAAGGTGGTTTCAGTAGTGAAGCACATCGTATTAAATGTTCTAAGGCTGGTAGTGATGCTTTTAAAAAAAGGTATTATAATGACACTAAGTTTCGTGAAAATTTTATTAAGTTTAAAAAACTTGAAATGGATATATTACGTAAAGATGGTAAGATAACCACTTGGAAAGATAATTACGATTGGACTGGTAAAAAACATTCTGATGAAACGAAACTTAAAATGAGTAAATCAAAAAATATTGGGAAAGTAAATTCCCAATTTGGTAAATGTTGGATTACCAACGAAGTTGATAATAAGAAGATAATAAAGGGAGATTCACTTCCAGATGGATGGAGATTGGGTCGAGTAATGAAATAATATTAATCTTAAATCTAAAACTTATGTTAGAAGAAAAAACAAAAGAAGAATACAAAGAAGAGGGTTTGAGACGTATGAAATTACGTAAAGAAAAAAGACTCCAGAACTACATTGAAAAATGTGAAAATAAAGGAAGAGGTTGTCAAGGGTGTGGTGAAGACCCATACTGTTACTGCGGTGATGGTACTCCTTACTCTTATTAAGAATTGGGAATTAGCGTAGTGGTAGCGCATTTTTGCGGGGTGTTCGATTCCCCCATTCCCGACTAACGTGCAGTATCGATGGGGTCTTATATGCCTTATACTCGTAGTGGTAAGTTGAGATAATATCAAACGTGGGTTCGAATCCCACTTGCACGACAATTTATTTGGTTATTAAATAAATTTTTAGTATATTTGCAATATGGAAAAGAAAAAGTTATATTTAGTTGCAGATGAATCGTTAGAATACGTAGCAAAAGTTGGTGATAGAAAGATTTCACTTAATTATAGTAATAACGAACAATGGTCATCACATATTCAAGGAACAAGAGTTGGTAGTATCAAAGATGATGGTAATGGTATTCGAGTAAAAATCGGTGATATTGACACCTACTTAGATTATAGTTCATTTTGTAATTTATATACCCTATTGGATTTAAAGGTTAAGACTGAAACAAATCTTATGTACGAATTAGAATATCTTTCAAAACATGAAAATGAATAGTATATGGTCCTCTGGCGCAACTGGTTAGCGCACCCC